TGCTCCGGCCATTGTTACTTTCATTTGTCGCCTCCTTTCACACAAAAGTAAACAACCGGGATAGCACTCAGACAGAGGGCAATTTTCGCTGCCATAACGTCGGCAGCAGCCAGTCCGGCGCAAGCGGAGAGAGCCACGACTGCGGCGAGAACACCGGCTGCCTTCAGGAGTTGGCCACCGCTAAGAGCGCGCTTGGGGGTTGATAACGGTGTCGGCTTGGATTGCAGACAGTGAAGAATCACGACTTGGTTGCGGCGTCGTGTGGCCGACAGTTTCAATGCGTTCATAGTGCATCATTAGGTAAGCGTTAGGGCAGAAGAAAACGGCTGCCGCTCCGTTGCTTACCCAATGATGCTATCTCTTGCGAGCGCAAAAATTGACGGAACGACAGCCGCAATACGGGCTATCAGAGCGAGCATAAAAAAAGCTCGCAAAACATGTTCGAGCATTAACCGCGCCCGGGCGAGATAGAATACTATCATTAGGTAAGCGCTGCAAAATTATGAATAAATTTTGAAATGTGCAAATAAAAAACCCCCTCGCCCTGATAAGCGAGAGGGTGCGGATTATGCACGCCTCTTCATGCGTGATTATTTCTTTATTCTTCGCCATTTAGTCAAGTCCCGGCACTCCATGCTTTCTGCGCTGATTTCTATTAATTACGGCTCCTATAATGCCAATTGCAATGAAAGCGATGAACTCTGAGCCTAAAGAGGCAAGAATTGACATTGTCGGCGAATTGTCCGGCCATGTAAGCACCAGCGTTATCAGCATGGGGCAAAAAAAGATGATAAACCAAATAATTGTCAGGGTAAGTTTTACAATTTTTTTCATACGGATTTATTGGTTAAGTGGTTGAACAGCGTGTTTAAGAGTTTTTTGGGTAAAATCATGCAGCCAGTCAGAAAACTCAAAGCGCATGTTTTTGAATGTTTCCTTATAGAGGATACCCCATACTTGGCGGTTGTAGATTCGATAGTTGCCGTGTTTCTTCATGTCAAGAAACCTGATATATATCGGCCACCGTGCCTCCACATTGAATCCGTGGTTAGTTGCTTTAATGAAGTAGGTCGGGTTTTCAAGAGCTTCACGCAGAGTGCCGGAATGACGCGATTTTTTTGAAGAATTATGGTAAATCAGTTCATTGGCAATTTCCAATTGCTTTTGGAAGATCTTTTGAAAACCGCGCTCTAAATGCTCCTGAATATAAAGTGATTTCAGCGTATCTGCTTCCATGGTTAAGTTGATTTAACGGTAAACCCTACGCTCCAGCCGGCAAATGAGCGGTAAAACTCGGTTTCCGGGATGGTTTGCAGAGTGGTTATATCGATACGTAGCGGAGAGCACCCGGCGTTCATGTCGTCAAGCATGGAGCGTTTTATTGTTTCTATTATGGGTTGGGTTTCAGCCAGCACATCGAATGTTGTTTCTCTTTGCGGATCATATTTTTTCATGATGAAGATAACACAGAGGTTATTTTCCGAAAAATTGTCGATGTTTCCTTCTCCTGAAGAGGTCGGGGGCAGATAAAACAATATGACGGAGTCCTTCTTGAGATTATTCAACCGCTTTCCCATTTCTTCATCAACGGTTACGGGCATAGCTTCGGAAATACCGTAAACACACCGAGCAAGATCTTCCCAATACTTTTTATATGCTGTAAGGCTTATCATACGTCTCCGAAATAGTGTTTGGCTTCTTCAATGCGTCTCCGCTTTAGCCCGGGAAGCTCTTTACCGCCGGCATATCTCCACTTGAGGAACTCCGAAAATATTTCCGGATTATCGGGATTTGCCTTTACCAATCGGTAGATCGCTGAGTTTTTGAATGCGGTCATGCCAATATTATAGGCTATCGATACGAGTGCATCGAACTGATTGTTATTGAGATTTACGTTCTCAAGTGTTTTATATATTTCACCAGCAAATCTTGTTATATCAGTTTCAAACAGTGCATCCGCTTCTGTCTGACTGATGAGTTTTCCCGGCGTGACGTCCGGACCGGTATGCCCAAATCCGATCGTAAGCACACCGGAGGGGCAACGATATGCGGATAGGCGGCAGCCTTCCCATGCCTTGATTTTGGATTTGATTAACTGCGAAAGTTCCATAAGCTATTTCGATATATTTTTATTGTGATTATATTCGAATTTACATTTATAAAGGTAAAGCAGTACCTCCCAGAAATCAGAGGCCTCAACTTCTTTGACGGTCCCGAACAATCCGGCGGACGCCACTTCAAAGGTAATCCCGGCCCACCCCGTTTTATCATCTGCGACCGATTGCCCGGAACTGCGAAATATTATGCGGAGATCTATTTTTTTGCCGTTGATGTCAATAGGCTCAGCTTGTATGGCATTCCATACGGATAAAAATAAAGTCGGAGCGTGATATGCAAGGATATCGGGCACATTGGAGTCTTCCGGTATATGATATAAGATGCGTGCAATGTCGGCATAACCATTTGCCACAGTCTCGTTATCAGCGTTTGCAAGGCTTTCTAAAATGGTGAGGCAATGCACAAACTCGCCAAAAGTGATGCCGTCAAGCCAATTTCCGGGACCCTTGAGATCCCGGTATTCCGGGAGCAGATTAGTCGTAGTGTTAAAATCGAGGCTATATTGCGTCTCTCCATTCATGGTTTTTGTTTTTACAAATCCATCAATGGACTGCTTTTGACTCTCTAATTCTTCAATATATTGGGGGATTAGAATAGTGTAATCCGATTTACCCAAGCCGATAAGATACGAGAACCACCTTACACGGAAATAATCGATGTCGATAACTTTACCCCCCAACGCAAAAGCAAGAAAACAATAATATTCATATTGTTTGGGAGTCAATTCATCAATGCACTCCGGAATGGTAACGGAACGTCCGCGTGTGGTAATTGTTTTCATTAAAACGATAAACCTTTGCTATGAGTGATTGGCCCCCCGATATATGGCACGGGTTTGGTTGATTCTGCGTTGTATTCCGACACAAGTTGCTGAAGTCGTTCAATACATCTTCTGGCATCTGCGCCCAGAGATGCAGCAACTGCCATTCGTGCAGATTGCTCTGCTTTTAACCTTGATTTAACCGGTTGCGATTGTTGCACTTGAACAACTCCATCCGGGATTACTTCGACGGGCAGACGTTCAACTGCTTTCTGCATGGTAAATAGGACTACAGCACGAGCTGCAATGTCGCCGAACATGTCAGTTTCTCTTTGACTTCGCTCAAGTAAAAGCGAAAGTATTTGATTCCCAAGCACCGGTGCCAACTCTGCTTGCTGAACCTCTCGCATAATCGGGAGGAGCGTAATGAACAGACGGTAAGAACCTATGCTATAATATTCATCAAATTGTTCTTTTGTGTGGATTAAGCAACTGTTGCGTAGCTTGTATTTATGCGAGTTTACCCAAAATGGGAATTGATTGACCTCAAGAGTTTCCACGAGAGCATCAGTAGCCTCGTATGCCAAGCGTAAAATGTTTTCTTCATCCTTGAACTCCTGTAATGCAGTGAGTCCCTTCTCATTTTCGCCAAGACGTCGAGAGCGACCGGCTGTGTCGTGTTGTGCGTCCAAAGTCGGAATGATCTTCAGCCAAGTAAAGAACGCCACGGCTTGTTGTAGATACTTTAGAGCTGATTGTTTTTGTGAATCAATCTCATCATTTTCATAAAACTCGGCGAGAGCAGCCACCGGTTCATGACCAACTATAGCCACCACGTCACGAATCCCGAACGGAAGAACCGGTTCCCATTTGTCAAATGTAATGTCGTTCGCTATCAAACCGACTGCGGCAACAATTTCTGCGGCACCTTGGCCATCTTTGTTAAACAGTTTCATTGCGTTTCAGGTATATGGAATTATTAAGCATTGGCTTTTACTCGGTTTTCCGGATTTACATTGCGCTCCGCGTCAACAATGGTACGATATAAGCCGATTTTGATGTCAGTTCCGGGGAAATTGGCATCTATAAACTGTTGAAATGGCTTACATAGCACCATATCGGGCACAGAGGTTTCCGTGGCATTATAAACTTTCAACGCATATAGCTTTTCAGAACCACTACCTAATTTGGTGTCGAGAATTAAGTTCGAAAGAGACGGATCCAAGCCGAAACCGGAGGTGGCGGCAGCTTCGGCTTTCTTGCAGATGAGAACTTGAGCTTCGATATATTCTTTTACCTTGTTATCGATAGGGACAATCTTCCAACCTTCAAAGTTGCCGGCTTCAGGATTCCAGAACTGCGATGTATGAAGGAACTTCCCTGCATTCTCCTTCCCGGTCATTGCAGCTGCATAATGCTCCATCGCTTCATCCTTGAATTTCTCCAACATTTCAGGTGAATATTGAATCCCTTTTTGCTGGCATATATCTTTGATTCGAGCTTCAGCAGCGTCCCAGTAGGACTGAGGGGATTCTATGTGTTTTGATATTGCGGAAGCATTAGCGTTATATGTGGCAAGTAGAGGTGCAAGAGTTCCGGCTAATTCCAACCAGTCAAAGGCACCGATAAATCGAGGCACGCTGTAATGGTCATGTCCGAAGCTATAAATATTGTAATATGCAAGAGAAACCGAATGTTTTAAAGGATTTTTCGGGTCAAAAAGCGGGTAAATGTATGAGGTGTTAGGATCTGCTATCGGCCAATCTGCAACCATAGCTTGTGATGGCATGGCGTTATCTCCCGCCCATACATAGCGCACTTTGTTTGCCGGTACGTGTTCTATTTTCACAATTCGGCCAACACCGATTCGTGCTCCTCTTGAAAGGGTAAACTTAACCCAAAAGCCCTCTAAATGACAAAGATCTATCAGGCATCGGTGCATTTGAGTTAAGTAATCTGTGCCTTTGAGTGCGGCTGTAATTTTGTCATCAATGACCCATTCACGATAAAAAATATTGTTTTCATCCACAGCATCGCGATACAGACGAGGGCCTTCTCCCCATTGCAAGCCGGCTTTCTTCCCCATAATCCCCTCCCCTGCATAGAATTTTTCTAACAACCGGCACACATGCATAGGCAAGTCATTATCGCTCCCAAATGGGATTATCGGCGTTCCATTGACATTTATGTATTTGTAACCGAAGGAGCCGGAACCACCACGCAACATAAAGTGAGACGGAGTCCATCCACGAGAGCCGGAATTGAGGCTGAAAGTAAATATTTCACCGGCTCCGTTATCCACAAAACCAAAATTACCACTTCTACGTATCATGTAAAATCTTAAAGTATTAGTTTAACATTGTGCGATAACCATTGAACTCTATTATCAATGGCTGCCAACAGACACGGGCTAATCCGGTTTCTGTGTCTGTAAAAAATAATTTATAGGAGGAATATGCTATTTCTTCGTCAGAGGCTTTAGGGCGTACACGTGCTGCATTAACAGTCACAATGTCTCCACCCTTGCGAGTTTGTCGGTTCCATTTGCGAAACTTCATTGAGAACGTTCCTCCGGCGAGGCTAATACGTTTCATCTCCTCGATAGCTTGAAATAAATCTATCGTTTGTCGTTCTTTAAGCATAAGTTTAATGTCTTAAAGCTAAATAAATGATAATTAGAATACTACAGATGAAAAGCGCTTTCCAGATTATTGACTCAATAGGCATAGTCGGGTCTATTTCAACTGTTGATTCTTCTGTTATAGTTGTGGTTCTATCACTATTGCCGGTATCTTCACGGTGATACGAATTCTTAAACTCATACCTGTATTCGTCAAAGGCTCCCTGAGAAATAGTTTTATCATGAAGTTTCCAGTTGTAAGCCCAATATACAACGATTGGACGGCCCATTGAATCTCGTTCAATTTCAACTCTACCCACTTCATCAGCTCGGACATCGGTAGCTTTATGGTTAATGATGGCGTTCTCTTCTATGGCGGAAACAATTTGTCGAGTGGAATCAACGGAAGTTTCCATACTCTCATGTAGGTTAGTTTCTTCCACAACTGCTTTGGTTGAATGGCAGCAACAAAGCACGCATAAGCAAATTACAATTAAAAAGATCCTAATTTTCATGTTGCAAATCTACGCTCTAAAAATAACACATAGAAGGACAGACGAAAGAACGAAGTACGCTCGATTCCTCTCGGGCGTACTTCTTCCAATTAAAGAGTTAAATTTATACAGACACAAATGGCATGATTCACATCAGGCGCATTTATTAATTATCGTTATAACAGTTTCTTTCATATCTGAGCAAATAGATTATGCATCTTCAGTGGATGTGGGATAGTTTGAGTCTTGAAAATCATCTATGCCTGCAAATGAATCTTCCACACGTCCAGCGATTTCTTCCTTGGTGGCTTCTTCGGCATGCGAACCGAGAGCAACCGAGCCTGCAATTGCGGCAAGATCCTGACGGAGATCATCGAGGGCTCGAAGTGTAGTAATCGCTTCCAAGTCATCCATTCCCATTTCGTCATAAATACGTAGAATGATATTAAAGAGTCGATCAAGTGTTGTGCGGTAATATGGATAGGTCCCGGCTGAATGTTGCAATGCTTTTATAGCAACATGTGCTGCACTGGTTACCTTTATGGTCTGGTTATTAGTTTCCATAATTGAATATTTTTGTTGATGATTGCGCAATTAGTGATTTATCATAGGATATTAAAGGTAGCAACTGCGAGAGCAAAAGTACAAAAAATATCCGACATAAGCAGAATAATACCCGAATTCAGTAGGTATTTGCCTTAGTTTGACTATTTGTGGAGTCAAAAAGGGCGATGATAATAAAGTTTTCATATCCTAAGTAGTTTGAGTTTGATGTTTTCTTTTATGTACGAAAAGGCGACCACCTCTCCTTGTCGTCAAACTACTTAGGGAAACCGACTATGAGCCGAATTTTCAAGTGCGGAGAAAGTGGACGCCGAATATTGAGTCCTCTTTTACTATGTGCCGTTGGGTAGAAAATACCCGATAGATTTGAGTCGCTTACGACTCATAGGGATGCCCCTAAGTAGATTTGACATTGCAAATTTCGACAGAAAAATGTGAACAAAAAAAAAAACAGTTAAAATAATTTAATTAAGCATGATAACAAAGTAATATGCCATGCTATATAATTGGTCAATGTTTTTCGGGAAGAAATTCTGCTTAAATGCAAAAAGATGAGGAATAATCACCAAAAAATGATGAATAATAACGTAGAAAATTCAATTTTCATACAGAAATTTTGCTCATAAATATCATATCCCATCGATAATCAGCAAGTTAATGTAACAGAAAAAGAAAATTGTGATTTATGTCACAACGCGCAGAGCGCGCCGCTCTGATGAGGAATAGTAGTTACCGCCTCTTACCGGGAGTGAAATGTGAGCAATTAACTTTGTTACGATGTCATTATAAATAAAATTACACCTGATGGCATTGTTTGCCAACAGGTGTGAATAGAGTATGCGAAAATATCAGTCGCCGAAGTAGTTATTCATCCACTCTCCGGCCAGTTCCGCAGCATTAGAAAGAGATATTTGGTTGGTTTTAGTTGCATTCAGCCACTCTCGCCGCATCATAAGATATTTGAATGCATCTGAGAAATTTGTTGATAAGCGGGGAAGTTTCTTTGCGCCTAACTTCTCAGTCTTTTTGACTTTCGCAACAATCTTTTGCGGCCCTCTGTACTTAACTTCAGCCTTAGCTCCTTCAATACTACTTATCATTTCCGGGCAATTCAGTGCATCTACCAGCAGCTTCGGAAGCCTATCATTCTCCCCCCTCATCAGTTCATGCATGAAATCGTATTCCGCGTGCTGTTTAATTGTTGATTGCTTACGAGACTTTAGGATAACAGTCCAGCCTGTGCGTCGATTTGAAGCGTCTTTTTCAATTGCCTCCTTAATCTTGCCGGCATAGTCCTCCCCTTGTTTTTGAAAGTTATTGCCTGAGCGGTCATAGTAGAGGTTTAACGTCTTGAATTTGTGTGAACTGAAAAACGTCAGAAATTGATCAGCCAGTTCACGGAACCATCCCGGAGGTATTTCATAAAAATTCTTATGAACCCGGTAACGTGTGCCATCCGATTGACCAATGACCAGAGAAAGCATATTGCCGAAGTCCATACCGCCATCAATGGGAGCTGACGGATTAAGGTAACGCAGTTCTGTCGATGCGAATGCTGCCACGCCGGAAGTGGTGCCGTCAATATACTTGTGCTTCTCTCCGAATAATACATAAAAGCGCGCATCTTTGCTCACACCGGGTCGCATACCCATAACTGACTTAAGAAACTCATGGAGTTCGAGAGCACCAGCATATAAACGTTTTGCATAATCTACAGTAAGAATATCTATATTTACAAAGCTGGATATATTCATGAAGAATGTTTGCCCTTTTCGCAGCTTCAGCAACCCCTCTGTATAATACGCAATACGTTTCTCAATCTTGGCAATTTTCTTAATATCCGGGATGTTTTCGTGATTGGCTCGCGCAAGATTAAGCTGAAGCCGATTTAATTCACCGGAAGCCTGAATAATTCTAATAATGCGTTCCGGATCCATTTCTGATGCATAACGGAAGAACCAATCATACTCTCCTTCAGTAACATCAGGCATATCGGTGGTGATAGTAACACCTCCATATAAATGACAACGTCCATAAGTAATGGCGTCTCCACGAAGAATGGGCATAACACGAGACGCTTTTGAATCTGAAGCATACTTAGCCTCGTCAAAAATCAAGTGGGCTACTGACTTACCGGCAAGTAGTGACGGGTTGTCGAGAGAACCAAGTAAGATAACAGAGCCATTCCAGAACGAAAAAACATGTTTATAATCATCAACAATTACAGAGCATCGACGTTGCCAGTCCAAAGGAGGACGTTTATATTTGACATAGTGAACCCCTTCTATAAGCCCGTCGATTTTCCACCCGTTTTGAACGGCAGGCATTATATTGTTTATTAGGTTAGAGTATGTGTCAGCGACAATAGCAATAGGAGCCCCCGGCATCAGTCTCACGCATCGGATAGAACGTCGTGCTATTATAACAGTACTCTTTGCAACGCCTCGCCCTCCTATTGTTATAAAGTTCGTGGTATCTATCCAATCGCAAAACACCAAAGCATCAGACGCGAATTTTACAGGGATATCAGGGATTTCATTCTTTTTCATCACCAAACTCTTTTTCATCGTCAATCATTCGTTGGAGGAGATTGCGCTTCATTATTCCAGCATCTTCTTTAACACGGCGAAGGCTTACCTCCGGAATTTCCGGTATAGAATCAATGAACGCTTCTAATTCTTTACGGTTGGCTTTAGGAGCTCCTATACTTTCCGGATCGTGGGTATAAAGTATTACGGGAGACGAATTGAGAAGCTCAAGAGGAATTTCCGGAGCAGCTTCATCGTAGCATCCACGGAGTTTTGCGGCTTCATGCAGCATACTTTTGGCCTCTTTAAGTTTCCCCATTGAGGCGGCAAGATCAGCCCATTTCTCGTAGCGCTCAGCGTAAAGGTTGGCCCATGCCCGAGGTTTGACGTTCTCCTCCGAATAGAAAAAGTTGATAGCATCGGCATATACTTGTCGAGCCATCCAATCTGACAATCCATATAAACCGGATTTAAGTAATTTGATTATTCCGGCTTTAGTAACAATACGTTTTCCCCCGGGAAACATCATACGGGCGCGCAAGCCACGTACCATCTCCATAAGGTCTAAATAACTGCGCTCTGCCGGAGTCAAACTATCAACATTCCCGGTAGAGAGTATTCGTTCAATCTGCCGGGAATCAATGTCTTCAAAGTTAATCCGAGACGGTTTATGGGGTAAATTCGTCATCGTCCAAATAATTTATAAGTGATTTAAAACGATTTCTGCCCTGAAGTTTCTGAAGTTCACGTATTGCTTCTATATTTCCGGACAAGACGGCATTTTTCAACTTTAGTTGAAGCTCAAGAGTCCCATCCGCAAATGCAGCGTCCAACATCATCGCCAATGGCGAAGCCGGTATTTCTGCAAGAATCAAGAATGCTCGCCGACGTTCCATTGGCCACCCCATAGCAACGGCTATTTCATTTGGTGGCATTCCGGTATATGCTAACCGGCAGATCTTTTCTTCCTCATCAGGCGTGAGATGAAATTCAGGGAAAGTTATTGAATCGTTCGTATTCATACAATAATTGATTCATAAAAAGATAATGTAGCCTTCAAAGTGTTGATTTTTGCATCTTGATGAGCAAGTTGATGACCGGCTTCTGATCGATCGCATGAATGACAACTTGAGCGGGCAAGAAATCGGAGGGCATGAGACTTTGAACGCTGCGCCTGCTCAATAGCTGCTATAACTTTTTTTTTCGACGATCCATTTCTGCTTTTAATGCAGCTTTCCTTTGCGTCCACATCTCAAGTGCAGCTGCTGCTTTAGGATTTTCTTCTCCTTTTGCATTTGCTTCATCAAGTTTCTTTTTATGTTTGGAAACATTTGCGGTAGCTGAATTGAGCTTTCCGATGAGTTCAACGTCAGAAAGAGAATTTAATTCTGCGGAAGTTTCTATCTCCCTGAACTTTGCTGCTTTACCGAGTATCTCACCTTTTTCACGGTAATACTCAAGTTCATTCCATATTTCGCGGTTTGCCAAGTATTCCGTGACGATTGTCTCACATTCGGCAGCAGCTTGAGCAGAGTCGGCGTCTCCGAGTTCTTGGAGACGAATAAATGCGGCTTTATAGTTCCCGTATGCGGTGAACATATCCGCAACCAATACCTTCAGTATATCCGGGCAGCTCGGAGAATTAAGGAATGGGAACTTTTCGCGAAAGCGGATCATCTTACGCACCGGTTCCGGAGCTTCTGCATATTTTGAACGTGTTTGTTCAAGTAGTTCCGTTAATTCATCAATTCGGTCGATATTGTCATCCATGTTAAGTACACGTTCCTGAAAATCCACGCTTGTAAGCTCATCAACGCTAACTTCGAACGAATCGGCCAACTCAATGAGTGCAGTTTCGTAGTCATCAGGTGCGTCTTTTATCGCTGCCTCGGGTTCTACCTTTGTTTTTACTTTAGCCTTGCGCGGAAGGTGCGCAAATTCAGACTCAGTAAGGCCGGCAATTTTACGAAGCTCATCAAATAAGATTTCTCGAGTAGTGGTGCTTTCGTCTATAGAGAATTGACGTTTTAACATCAAATTTACACCGAATTGCATGTAAAGTGCCACACCTTCTTTATAATCTCTGGGGCCGATAAGGTAATCGGTAATTACGTTCCTTTTATTTTGTATCATAATTTAAAAGATTTATTATGTCACAAAATTAGCAACCGGTAACTACCTGATAAAAGACAACAACACGCTTTAAATGGTATTTAATCCATTCAAAGCGTGCTTAACTTATTGTAATTTTAAAATTATCCGATTGGCTTCACAATTTCAACCCGCATTCCGAGAGCATCAATGATACGGTAAAAAACAGTTACACTCGGAGTAATAAAACCGTTTTCTATCCTCGAAATATAGGATTTAGTAACGTTTAGCTTTTTTGCGAGTTCGCTTTGGGTCATGTGAGCTTCTTTTCGGGTTTCTCGCAGAATTTGTCCGGCATAGAAAGCTTCTGCCTCCGCGCGAAACGCATCACGTTCAGGAGTCCCTACCATGCCATACTCAGAGTTTAAGACTACATCATAATCTCTTAAAATGTTATCTCCGGCCATCATAATATTCTTTTTTAATTTTCAATGCTTTTTCAATTTCATTCTTAGGCGTTTTTTGTGTTTTCTTTTGAAAACCATTAAATAACACCACGATTTTGTACCCATCAAAGATAAAAAACACACGATAAATATTTCCCTCCCATTCAGTTCGCAGTTCAAATAGTCCGTCTTTTATATGCTTAACGAACTTCTTGGAAACTATGTCTTGAAATTTTAACAAGTCAAGTCCATAATTGATTTTTCGCCGAACTTTCATGTCAAGAGTCGCCATAAACTCTTCGAAATATCCGCCATAGGTCATTATCTTTCTTTCCATGGCACAAAATTACGAAAAGTTTTAAGATAATACAACTATATTACGCAAAAAGTTTCAATATAAAGCAAAAAATCTCCGAAGCCGAAGCCTCGGAGATATGTTTGACAATACCGACATTAATGATGTTATGCCGGAATATATCGGCTTTGCTCAATCCAAATGAGCCCGGTTTCGCCGGCATCAAATGCACGAAGCGTGAGCTGTGTGCCTTCCGCGGCGGTAAACGCTTTGCCCCCACGAAGAAGAATTTTCCCGGTCGCGTTTGCAATGGTAGGAGAAGTCCCGGGAGTGCCAAGCAAGGTTATAACCGCGCCATGTGCACCGCCTTCAATCTGTTCAATGGTTGCAGATCCTGATGACAATTGATATTGCCCTTCGGCGACAAAGGTAATAACTGTTTCTTCTGCCTCAACAACAGTCACGGGTTCTTCAAGAGGGATGGTACCCTTATAGATTTTGATGTCGTCTCCCTTGGAGATTTGGGAGAGAGTAAATTCGTTGGTGTTGCTCTCGTTGTTCCCGGTATATGAAGGCGTGATTTTACAGGGATTGCAAATTGAGCCGATAAGGTCGGCCGGCTTACCTGAACAATAGCGCATAATTCCGATGAACTTAGAGTTAAGTTCATTCACTTTGAACTCTCGAAGCTCTTGACTGTTTCCGGGGTGATTGAACTTAATCGATGGAGTGAAACCGATTTGATCAGTTTCGCCTTCAGCCGCACTGGTAACCTCCGCGGTTCCATGCGTCATGTAAATGCCAATTCCATAACGCCCGGGCTTCATTACAATGTTGTCTGCAATAACAACACCCTTATCATCCGGAGAAGGCATAAACTCGATGTCGTCAGTGTTCAGAAGAACCAGAACGTCACGGAGTAGGATTCCTGTGCCGGGATTACCCGGAGCACGACCAACAGATTTTCTAATATACGTCATATTCTTTTAAATTTTTAAAGTTAATGATTAAAATGCACGGAGCGAGGCTTTATTTCCGCGCCCCGGCAATAGATGGATCCTTTAACCGCGTTCCACTTCGTAGAACTTGCCGTCAGAGGCCTTAACCAGCTTAATAAAGGTACCGGATTTCAGTGTAATCGCTGCTGTCAGTGCAAAGTTTCCTGCATTTGCAATGGTCGAAGCGAAGGTTGAACCGGCTCCATGAATCGTGTAAACTGTACCGGCAACGGCATCGGTTAGATCAGTGATTGCGGTCGCCTTAGTGTTTGCATTTGTGACAAACACTGTAGCACCTTGAACACTGGGCGTTGCTGCATCAGCGGGGAACTCATAAGCATCACTTGAGGTTGTGATACGTTCGATTTCGATAAATTTACCATCGGCACGTTTCATAACTCGAATGATTTCTCCTTTCGCCGGAGTCCATGGATCCGAGAGGAGAGAGAAATTGCCTGTATTGTTGATTTTCACGCCGCTGTCGCCGTCTGCACCACATTTGATGGAGATGACTTGACCAACGGCTGCATTCTCAATGTCGGTAATTGTGAGTAACGACTTGTTGGCCACCGTCACAATCGAGGAGTGAAGCAGTACTGACGGATTGGTGTCCGGATCTGCCTCAAGGTAGAATGATTCGGGAAGATCATAGTCATTACACCATACCAGCTGACGTGATCCGTCCATGTCGTTGCGGTCAGTGTATTTGTAACCTACTGCTTCTGCAGCAAGGCCTTCCTTCCATTCGCTCCATGCCTTCAGGCTCCAGTCTTCTTGTTCGAGATTGAAGCGGAGCATTTCGCCTGCGATATGCTCGTAAGTGTGGAAGTTCCCCTCGATTGTCCAGAAGATACGATGGTGGTTGTCGGCATTAGGAATCGTTTCAATTCTAACACCCGGGAACTCTTTAACGTAGGTGATGTTCTTCTGGTAGTCAACGTTGCGACCATAATGGGCTTCGTTGTACTTGTGGTACCATGGGAGCATGAATGAGGGAATATACAGCACAATGGTTCCGGTGTCGCGGAACACAGAAGGAATCATTGAAGTACCGGTATAGAATACTTCACCGATGTTTGCAGGGGTAATCTTAGGAAGATTGAACGGCTTGATCTGGTAAACCGTTTTGCCCGAAGTCCCGCCATTGGGCGTGAAGTCGGTATGACCTTCAACTTTCTTTCGGAGGTATTCATAGAGTCCGTCGGAGGCTTCCATGGCACGACCGGGAACATTGGGGTCGGGGTTTTTACGAACACCGTTGATGCGGCGTTGTTCTCGTTCATTGTGAAGTTTCTTTGCCGTTTCGGCCAAAAGGTATTCAATGAAGGAGAGCTTTACGGCATTGGAGCCTTCTTTGTTCAGATAACCAATCCAGCTCTTTTCAATTGCCTTGAGGTTCTTAAACCGGTATGCGAACATAACATCATACATTCGCAGAGTTTCATGGTCGAACTCGTAAGAACCTTTGGTGACGTTATCGAAGTCGCTGTCTTGAGTGTTGTCAGCTTGTGAGAACTCTCCCAACCAGATGTTAACGAGAGTGTCAAGATCCTGATGTCCGGACTCAAGCGAGAAGATCTTTTCAATTGTCGGGAGTTCGCGGAGGAATGACTGAAGGCGATCGCGCCAAGGGAGACGATAGAATGCGCCAAGGTCATCTTGAAGGCGTTTGTAATCGACGCGGTTAGCTACTGCTACCACGAGGCTTTGCCCTTGAGCTGCAAGCAATGCGGCTTTGGCTCGCATGTTGTAGGGGCGATCAAGGCTGAAGAACTCACCGGAGAGGCCTCCGAGTTGTTCGGTATCGTCCAAGTTGAATGACACATGAGCAGAACCGCTTTGTCCGGCACCTTTACCGGGATCGGTTTCAGGCAAATCAGACAATGCCTTAATCTTTTCTTTGAGGGAAGTGATTTCGGCTTCTTTCGCTTGAATTTCCGCAGCATGAGTTTGCGCATCGGCAGTGCTCTTTGATTTCAGAACCTCCAGTTCTTCGGTCTTGGCCGAGAGTTGCGAGGTTACTTTACCAAGGATTGCTTGAATGGCTGCATACTGTTTATCCTTGGAGGGCTCATCCTCCGGAGATTCGGAATTCAGCGCAGCGGCAAAGTCATCAAGAAAACGATCTGAAAAGCCGTAGCCTTTGAGAGTTGCGCGTTCTTCGGGGGAGAGACTTTTCTTGCCGTCTTCTTCTCGGAAAGATTTTAGTCCGAGAATGCCGAGAATCGCGGGAATAAAATTCGCAAAATTCATCTTTTTACTAATTATTAAATGTGAATGACTTAATATAATTGTTCTGCCTTTCGGCTTGTTGATGTGCCCAGTATCCACGAAACGGCATCGTACACGTCTCCGAATTGGTCAATATATCCCAGCTCAACAGCTTCTTTCCCGTCGAACATCTCACCGCGAAAAAGAGGCAACTGCGGATCGTAATCGATTCCAAGGTTACGACTCACTGTCTCCGCGAATATTTTATGGATTTTCTCGGCACGAGCTTTGATGAATGATTCATCATTGTTTTCAATGAGTGCGCGAGTTTCTTTGTTCTTCAGGTCTGCGGTGTCCGGGTATATTTCTCGATAGTCAATGCCATGCATCTTGAAAAATTCGCGGAAGCTGTAATGAGTACACACTACCCCAACGCTTCCCACTTCGCAAAGTGGCGAAGTGATAAATGTGCGATCACTTGCGGTTCCCAACCAAAAGTGAGCGGATGCCATTACGCCTGTTACTACTGTTGCCGTTGGTTTTGTGCAGTCTTCTATTGCTGCTACTGCCGCATCGAGGTGCGAGACCATCCCACCGGGACCATCTATAACCAATACGATGCCACAAATATTGGGATTTCGTTCCGCTGCAATAATTTGTTCTGTAATCCACTCTGATTCCCATGAATAGAGTACTCCGGTAAGAGTTAAGATCGCGACTGAATCAACCGGGAGCGAAGCGTCATTGAGTTCATACCATTTTGCCATATAAGGGAAAGAAGTTGCTTTGACGGTGCACTTATTTGTGCTCTCCAGCTGTGTAGTCGCTACTTCTATTTTCCCGGCTACTATAGTCGGTATGATTAGCGACACGAAGTTCTCAAGATCGTGTCGTCGAATGGTCCAATTATCGGAAAATAAGCGTTGAAGTTTGTTCATGTAGCTATTTTTGTTGCAAAATAACTACATATCGCGTGCGCGCGGAAGGACTTTATTGGACCAAATATCCGTCTTGAGCAGTGTCTTCGCCTGAAAGAGTCACGACATAAACGCCATTTTGGGTTGTGTAATCCAGACTGAGAGGATACAATGGTGACCCGACGACGCGATTGTTGCCGTTTTCATCAGCATATACGGCAATCAGGTTCCGGCACTTGTAAGATTCCAGAATATCGGCAACGCGCTCTGACACTCCCGGACGCTCAAACGTTAGTATCTTCTTGATGACGCCGTTGTCTGAGGTCGTTGATATCTGTATTGAGCCCGGAACCGCCTCAGCGTCCTCCGGAGTTCCGTTAGTTGATAAAATGACTCGTGAATGGATTCGGGCAAATGCAGTCAATCTATCTGCCGGAATCAGCTTCAAGCTATGGATAACCGAAACAGTTAATTGTTTCATAAAAAATGAATTTGTAAATTATTGAAAATCAGATATTCAGCATTTTTGTAGCACTTTTCGGATAAAACTACCTGAAAAAAAAGACAAATGAGTGTATCAGGTAGGTAAAATAATTACTGAGAAGTGCGATTTTATTTGCGTGAGTATCGGCGTTTCGATGTTCGCCTCAACTTATCTCTCCAACGTTGATAGTTCTTCAACAGAGCATCCTCAGATATGGATTCTATCCCGTATCTACACATGAACTCAAACACTGAATCCTTGAATTGAATACCTTTAATATGCTTGTTTTCGTCCATAAGGTCATGCAGCTCCGCCCACATCATCACTCGCATTTTATCTCCGAGACGTTTAGCCGCGCGCTGCGATAAATAATTGAATTGTTCAGGCGATTTACCCCCTGCCAAATTCGCATCTCTGCGATCCGGTAACATAAATTCCAAATTACCGGACTCAATGGGGCAATTTACGGGGCGTTTTTGGAGTAAATCATAAATAAGCACATAAATGTCAAGTGTTGAAGGAAAACGCACCACTCCAATCTCATTGTCAAAGTATTTCCCTTTGATATACTCAGCGATATGGGCGTCAACTTGAATTTTAACCGTTATCATATCCAATAATCTTAATTGCTCTCACAAAGTTACAAATTTGTTGATGATTTTTTACCATATTCGATAATTATTTTACTGAGGCTGAATTTTACTCAAAAATTTTGTTACGGAGTATTTTTGTTATATAAAATTGATTTATAGGGCTTTATGCAAATTTCGATTTTGTGATTAGTGTTTGTTACACGCTCTCCATTTTGTTGCATAACAAAGTGATTGAGGGCTGTAACAAAGTGAAAAATTTTTGTTACGGGTTTGTTTTGTGATTTTGTTACGCCCATTCTTTACTTTATTTCCTTGTTTTATAACGTTTTACTTCCTTTTTCAAACATTTGTTACATGGTAACAAAAATTTATTGTAAAATTAGGAGGAGGGTATGGGAGGAATTTGGGAGGTCGTCGGTCGAAAAAAGGGAAAAAGAAGCCGGGCTCTGCAATATTACAGAGCCCGGCATAAAGTTACATTTGGAGGACGTTTATTCTTCGGATTCGGGGGCAATTGCCTCGGGAGGAATTGTTGACAGGGTGATAATGTCTTGGCGAATCTGCTGGAGGACGTGGAGTCGCTCCATGGCCACGGATTCGTCCTCGAAGAAGTCGGAGGTGTCGAGTATAACCATACGGGTTAGTTCATCGATTACCTTGAGATAGGAGTCTTTGACGTCGCTAAAGTTCTGGAGCGTATCGATAACTTCGACGATCGCGTCTGAGAATTTTGCTCCGGCCATTGTTACTTTCATTTGTCGCCTCCTT